CTATAATTTGGTTGTATAAGTGGCTGCAAAATATTCTTGAAATGATCTATGTGAAAAGGTGTACAATAATCCATCCTTAACAAGCATACAAACAGACTTGACCAAATCATCTAAATAATCATCTACTTTAAATTCAATATTTGAAAATTGTTCTTTTGCAAGTCCTAAATACTTCCGAACATCACTCTCTGAAAATTCATATTGACTTTTAAAATACGTTTTAAAACAAAAATATGAAAATATTGTTTTGAAATCATCTGCTCCTAAGCCAGTTCTTATATCTCTTTTAAAGCAATCTTTTGAACCATCATGTATATTAAATAATGTCGAAAATGCCTGTTCATAAAAATCACTTAATTTATCTGGTATCGATGCTCTTTCATCAAATGTCATAAGCATAATCGTCAATAGCAATGGATTAGAAGCAAATGACCGATATTTTTCATACAATCCATGATTTAACTCATACATAAATTTTTCTTTAGTATTTTGTTCATAATCCAATTTGGAGATTAAATCTAACGCCTGCAACTTGTTTAATTTCATAGCTTGTGCTTCTTTGAAGTCATTCCAACCAATAAACTGTTCCATAGGTCTAGAAGACATAATATAATAATTATCTGGATATTTAGTACATAATTCTCTTATCCCTTTACCTAGGCTATAGCTTTTCTCCATTTTCACCTCATCAAATCCATCGAAAAGTATGATATATTTTCCCGATTCCATACTATATTCAAAATATTCTTTTTCAACATCAAATCCGCAACTATGTAATGATGCATACACCAAATCTAAGGTATCAATAGATTTAGCTTCTTGGTTATTTATTCCTCTAAGTTCAACAAAAACAGGAATAAATCCTTCTTCTTTTATTGTATTCAAGAACATATGTTTTAATAGAGTTGTTTTACCTATTCCAGCAGTACCTGTTATTATTATTCTATGCCCTAAATCTATAATATTACTCACTTTTTCAGAACTTATTTCACTATCCTGGTACACTATATTTACACTCTCATATATGCTATATATATCTCGAGGTTCTTTACGATAAATTAATGTTTTAACCATTCTTATTTTTTCTGACGCAATTTTCAAATATCTTTCATAAGCATTTCCAAAATCAATATCCATTTTCTTATCATCTTCTTCAAAGTATTTTTTTATACTTCCGCATATCGATTTAATAGCATCTTTTGTCAACTCCGTTATGACACCTACTGCAATCTGTTTTTTTATATTATCCATAACCAAATCCTCCAAATCATACTTTTTTTCATAATACAACAAAACACCCCATATTTCTACAGGGTGTTTGGAAAAAAGTATTTTGGGATGGTCTCCATTTAGGAGAATTGGAAAGCCAGGAATCGAACCTGGAACTTGGAATTGTTTCCTGCTCTACCAACTGAGCTACTTTCCAAACTTGCAACCCATATGTGCCGTTATACCGGTTGCGTGATGGTTTCCGGCCTATCCTTGGCTGATTTTGATATGGCAGTAACATAACCATGAAGTAGACTGCCTGCGTCTGGCGCCATACAATAAAATACCTTTATGAAAAAGAGGAACGACGGTCTTTGCAGGTCTCTCCCATGTGAGAGCTACCCTGCAGGCGCTACCGTCTGAGCCTGATACAGCAACAGGGCTGTGACACCCTGCTGCCATGCCATACAAGGGAGGCTGATAGTCAAATGTGACAAGTTACTACCTCTGTTGCAACTTTACCTGATATCATAATATCATGAAAGCAGGTCGATTTTGTCCCCACTTTTCAATAAATCAAGAAAATAGTAAAATTTCCTTCTTGTGGCATAGAATTCTGTTTTTCCCATTGGTATTCTTCCCAAGTTCTCATCATACTCAATGAATCTGTAAGACAAATCATTTGTCACGCTCTTGATTATGTATTGATATATTTCTGCTGATGCAGCTACTGCGGCCTGTTCTATCATCTCACAGTCTTTTTGGTACATAACATTTCTGATTGCTTTGGTTTCTAAAGAATTTTCTTTGTAGTTGCTTTTGGGCATACCATCATAATTCATAGCCCCAACACCCCTGCTTATTTTTGATTTCTTTTCTTCATATTGCAAGCAAAAGGCTCTTAATTCATCATATCGATTCTTTGATATGCCATAATCCTCCCAGGTCATGTCTCGCAATCTTTTACCCATTGGTATCACCTCCGTCTTTTATAAAAATCATTCCACCGAAAGCTTTCTCGGAATCCTTTGCTATCTTCCAGGGTTACGATATGCGTATATACGCCTACCACTTTCATTTTTTTGCGCTTCTTTTCCCATTTTTCGCTCTTGGCATTGTCTGGTGGACGTTCCACCAAAACTTTATAAATCTCCCCGCGATATACTCCATGTTTCCGTTCCAGCGCTCTGGTCTTTTCTTCCTCCCGAATTCCCCACATGGCCTGTGTGGGTGTTGGGTCACTGTATCCTTCGTTGTTTTGCATATTTTCTCCTTTCACGCACGCTTCGCACACCTGCCGCCCTTCCGGGATTATATCCCCGCAGCATATACATCTGTCTTCCATTTAGTAACCTTCTTTAAATTTCATTTTAACGTGAAATGACTTTTACCAAAGAATTGTATTCTTTCATTTTATCTTTGCGTACAAGACCAATTTCTTCCGATTCAGAATAAACCACCTCATACTTTTTTGAAATCAATTCACAAACCTCTACTTCTGTCATTACCGCAATTTTTTCTGCTGTTTCCAATTTTTCTTCCAAGGCCAGCTTCCTAATTCTTCTTTCCATTCCTAAATAATTTAATTTGTCACTTAATTCTCTGCCTGTCATCTTATTTTCCTCCACTAAATTTCAGTTTAATTATGAACATATATGAAAAATGCGCTTTAACTCAACTATATGTTCATAAATAAAGTCAGACACTTTCACTTCTTCATCAGTTTTAATCAGTTCTTCAATCTCATTTATATTCTGAGATATAAAAATTCTTAAATATTTAATTAATTCTGCATCCTCCAGAGAGCATTGATATGCTTCTGCAATTATATTACGGTTATAGCAACACTTTTTCTGTTCAGTTGTCATATAAGTCCCTCACCTAAATGGTAATTTAGCTCTCTAATCCTAATGCCCTGCCAAAAACGTATGCAGCATATGTTCTCGCCAGTCTGCTTGCTTATTGCTCCATCTTTCGCATGTATCATCATCTTCTATCAGGATGCCTTTTAAATCGCACAGGCCTCCGTCATTTTCTGTGCAGGTGGCACAGGTTCTTGTTTGTTCTGTCATAGTTTTATTCTCCTTTGTATGGGTTTGGAAGTGGCTGCCAGGCTACAACTTTCCTTTTTACAATCCTATTTTCTTTTTCTATTTTCCACTTACCATCTAATGTATAGCTTGTTCCTGTTTTACGTGTCCCATCTTCAAGCTCATATGTTATATTCACTGGATCCGATACTTTTTCAAACATTGATTTAGACCATAAGTGTGTATCTTTGTATATTGCAAATGTAGAATCGTGTTCTTCTGGTAATCTCTTACTGCATGGAATCCAATCATCATTCATTTCGTCCATGTGCGAACGGACAATTTCCATTGCTCTTTCACATACGCAAACCGTACAATCATTATGCTCACAATCTTTTTTAAAGCAATCTATAGCAACTGTAGATTCCATAATGTTACGCATCTCTTCTACCTCTTCCAAAATCTTCTCTAATACGTTCAGTTTCTTCTCCCCCCCAGTTAATCCGCTGCCCACACTGCCTACAATACTTCCCGTAATCACTCGCTCCACATATCGGACATACACTTATGCCACCATAAGCATTCCGTTTAAGTACAGGTTTCTTCGGCAACTGCTTGTCCAGTGCTTCTATAGATAAATTATAGTATTCTTCACTCATATTAATTTGTTCTCTTGGTATGGATGGACTTACATGTATTCCATATTTATGTATTCTCCTTTCGTTTCCCATCCATGCAATCACTTCTCTAACTTTCTTTTTGTCCATATTCTACCCTCATTTTTCTTTCTTTCAAAATGTTCTGACATCCACATTTTTCGCAATCAACTGCATCTGAATACATTTCTCCTTTCGTAATGAAATTTACTGTTTTGACCAAATATATTTTATCTTTGTTTAAATCTAGCAGTGTTCCGCACACATCACATTTCTTTTCATTCATCTTCCCTTACCTCTCTTTCTATCTCCTCATATTTCTCTCACTTCCTTTTCTATCTCCTCATCCTTTAATTTCAGCAAATTTCCACTCTGATAAAATACTGCCCCTGCCGGAGTAACCTGCATACATTCGATATAGCCCTCTGCTTCGGCTTCTTTGTTGCCATATCTGCCATGGACTGTTGTTTTATGCTTTCGGAGATAAGTCTTTCCTGGAATTAAATCTTTCTTATCCATGCTCACACCTCCCTGTTGTCCTGCCACTTTTTCAGAATCAGTGCGGCAGGTTCTTCGTATCCTTCATCCAGAAGTGTTTTTACTGCCAGGTCTACGGAAATATATCTGTTCTTGCTGTCCGCCTCTCTTAGATTGTTTTCCATTTCTCCCCAGGCAGATTCAACACCGCACTTTTCTTCCAATTCCTTCATCATGTCGGAAACTTTCACATACCTATTTGCATAGGTATCCCAGCTGTCACAGTCTAATGTGTGCTTAAGCATCCGCTCAATATATTGTTTCAGACGTTTTCCTCGCCATCCGTAGTCCTCGTATAACGTCCATAGAGCCAATGTTCTAATGGTATCTGATAATCTGTGCAGTAGAACCAGATACATACTCTTAATGTGCTCTTCCGGGACTACAACGGATATTCCACAGATACCTCTGCACCGCAAGTCCGCTTCCAGTCCGTCTATTCCCTTGGCTTTTGCTGTTCTAAGTGCATAAGCTGCACCCTCATTCCTCCATTGCTCTTCCTTGCGATTCATTTTTTCTCCTCCTGCCTCTTACGCTCTCTTTTCTACATAACTCTTTTTTCCTGTCCCGATATAATTCCGCTCCTGCCAGCACAAGAACCCACATGACCAGCAGGGCTATCAGGAATACGCTTATCTGGATAAGCAGCACTGCAATTTCTTGTATTGTGTATAATGCTTGCAAATTCTCACACCTCTATCCCATCCACAGATTTTAATATCCTGTCCGTCTGCTCCCGGATAAATCCAAGAGCCTGTGCAAGTTCCAAATCGTGCTCTTTGATATGGTTATGTACTATGTCTTTCTTAACCAGCTCTAAAACTTCTTTGATAGCTCCAACATATCCCAATGTGCTGTATATTTCTTTGTCCGTCTTTGGGTTCTTTTTCCCGGTATCTCTTAAAACACTATATCCGTAATTATTGGTCTGCGCATAATAGTTATCTATGATATGCAGCATTTTGCTCACTCCTTCCTTTCGGTACACACCGCCTATGTATCCAGATGTCTGTTTTTCTCTTGGTTCTGACATATTCGTAGTCCTCACCCTCAATGGTCTTTCCACAGAGATAACAAATACGTACTATATGTTCTTCTTTTTTTTGATTAGCTTTGCTTTTCAATTCTCTCCAACTCCTTTGTCACTGCCAGCACCAGATTTCGAAACAATTCTGAATACTCATACTTACTGTCAAGTGCTTTTACATCTTCGGCGTACAACTTCCAGAATAATTCGCTATGATCTGGTGAGGAGTATTTTTTAAATAATCTCCATAAGTCTGCGAATAGCTCGTAATATTTTTTAATATCCATCTAATTTCCTCGTTTCGTAACTTTTAGTAACGTTTTTGCAACACGAAAATCTAGTATTTATGCGGTGTTTACTGTTTGTTACGTTTGTTACGGTGTTACGGTTAGTTTCTATATAGGAAAAATTTTTTTATTTTATTTCTAACCCATGTAAGAAATAAAAAAAATAAAATTAAAAATACCTATATAGGGAATCGTCTGTAACACTGTAACGCCCGTAACATTTACGAAAACGGTAACATTTCTTGTTCACTATTTTCTAACGTCATAAAGCCATCACTATTAGTTTTTAGATTATTTTCAGTTTCTTGCTTTAAATACACACATCTATGTATTTTATCTCCTATTCTCTTATTTTTTGTAACTTCGCCCTTGTTGGTCTTAATTAGACCTTCTTTATCTGCCCAAGATAAAAAGGATTTCCTGGAGAAACCACCTGACTTACACAAATCAGTAAACGCCTGATTGTAAAAAACGATATACTCATTCTCAAAAACACCCCATTTTTCGCAATTCGTGGCAATATCAAATCTCTGTCCATTCATAGCTACTTTGTCCAGAATAAATTGATAGCACCTTTCGTTGTCAGACAGCGCAGAGCGGTCAATAAGCACTTGTTTGCCTTCTTCTATAGAAATATACTGCCCGTCCTTAAAAATCTGTTCTGTGGCTATTTTATCGGCTGTCAAGATAATGGATAATGACATTGCTTGCTTTTGCATTTTGTCTGAATCAAATAACTGCTTCTGAAATTCTTTTTGAATTTTTTTGATTTCCTCTATGTCCATTTCTTTAACGATTTCAACAAAGCGTTTGCCAGCAAATCCATAGTTCTTTTTTACAAACTCTACTGTCTCCTGAGGGTCTTTGTAAATTTTTTCTCCGCATTCAACCTCCAATATCCTGTTGATTGCACCGCCCTGATTCACATAACTATTCAAAGGCCGTTCCCCGTTTACAATGATGCAATTTCTCCACCGGTTCTCCCGGTTTATGCCAAGTTCTTTGTTTGAACGGCTCTTTCCTTTTCCAGAGCAGAGATCATATACAACGCCCTCAAAGTTATCCCGGATTCTAGAAGAAGTCTTACTGGTATCATCCAAAATCATAGGAAGATTATTTAACATATCCGCTTTTGCTTCCAGGGCAACATCTGTTGTTTTAAAATCCCCAATATATCTGCTTTCTCCCGGGTCTGCCCAGACTGATGTTGCAACCATGAGCGATACTGTTTTACCGCCCTCGGTCTCGCCCCACAGGTCTACGAAAAATGGAAGCCCACCAAGCAGCCCAACCAATACACTTGCGAAAGACGCAGCCAACATAAATTTGACTTCTGCACGGCCTGTCTTTCTTAGTTCTGTCATATGTTTTAGCCAGATTGTTTCCGAACCTCTTTCCTGAACAGAATCAAACAAATCTCGAAACCTTCCATCTCCATCAAACACAATATTTGTATCGTAGGGAATAAAATCTCCCTTTACCCATCCTAGTTTTGAAGTTGAATGTTGCACCTTAATTTCGTTGTCATTTAAGTTTTCTACGTCTGAAAGGTATCGTACCAATGACTTTGCGTTTTCAGATGTAACGGCCACGCCCCTGGAGGATAATGCGACAATCTTACTGGCCGACGTAATCAGTGTTTTTGGTACGATAATCTCTTCCCAACGGCCAGACCTCTTGAACGCTATTTTTATCTGTTCTTCTCCGGTCTCAAGATTCTTAAATCTTTCAACCGGAAGAATTGGATGGTAACAGGCAAGCAGATCAGGAGCCATAGGGTTTGGGTTGTATTGATAAATTCCATCATCTGAAGCTATCCAGGTTTTGCACTTCATATTGTCATACGGTCCGGAAAAATTCGTCCAGTTATCCAAAAGGCTGATATCATTGCTTACGGTTTGTTTTTTCATATCTCTTTCTACTCTCTTGTAAGCAGCCACTAAATCCTTAAATTCCGTCTTTACTTTCAGTTCTGCTGCACGAAGTCCGAGAGAGGCTAACAATTCCGCTTTGTATAACTCGTCTTCCTGGTCAAAAACTTCGGTCAGAATTTCTTTTGACAGAATCGTTTCTCTAGTTAGTTGATTTAACGGAACCACATTACCACCTACTTTCCAGTCCGTTTAAAATCGAATGTCTGTATAATTCTTTCTGCAACAGGTTGTAGCAATCGCACCAGACATTACTTAGAGGCTCTGATTTATTCAGAAAATCTTGCAGAAGGCTTATTTTCGCAATATTAAGAGATTTTATATCCTCTTCTCTTTGCTTCTCTTTTTCCCTCATCTGCATTTTTTTTTGAGACTGGTAAATTGCGAGCCTTGATGAGAACGTTGGTTTCTGATAAGTTCCACCCAAAATCCCGAAAGCTGTCTTGAAATCGCAGCGTTCCATTCTCATAACAAAATCAAAAATGTCCCCAGATGCTCCGCATCCAAAACAATAAAAGCTGTCTTTGTAGATTTTTAAGGAAGCTGTGTGATCTCCGTAATGGAAAGGGCATGAAACAAACCCTGCTCTGTTTGGAAATAATCCGTATTTTCCTATCACATCTTTCATGCTATATGTATTTTTCAGTTCCTCTTTAGTCATGGCAGCCACTCAATAGCTCTACTATCCTTTCCCCTGTCTCTTTTTTCTCACAAAATTCAAATCTCACATTGTATCTATCCCGGATAGTACAAAGAGATTTGTACAGCTGCTCCCCATCAACTGCTTTATCGGATACCACATATTTTTCTCTTTTGCCATTCACAACTCTCCACCGAACTTCGTGCTTTCTTGGATTTTTCCAGAAATAAACATCTTCCAGACAAGAAATGTCTTTTCCATGTTCTACAAGGATAATTAATTGAATTCCTGCATCTATCGCCCTTAATAACTCCTTTTTAAATCTCTCATGCTGTTGACAGACATTTCCGCACAGCTCTTGGAGATTTTGTTTCCGGTCAATGATGAGCCGGGGATTGTCCAGGGACATATAGTCACCCACATACAATTTCGAAGAGATACTTTGAATACCATGCTTTTCAAATTCCGACAATATTCGCTTAATTGCATGCTGTTTTTCTCTCGTATCTATCATTATCTGCACTCTGATTCCTCCTCGTGTTCTGGAGCTGTATATTCATGCTAACTATCCTGCAATTTGATGGTTCATAATTCCCAAACGGATTGATTCTGTCTATAGTACAAGCCCCACGTTCTGCTCTATCATCGTATCCATTTTCCATCATCCATTCTTTAAACACCTTAAAAGATTCGTCCCATTCCTTGCAGACACTTACACCTTTTGCCCCATAAAATTTATATTCTTTTGCATTTGGGTTTTTACAACGCTTTTTCATCTGCTTCCATACTTCATTTAAACGACTATGAGATTCACCGTGTTTATAATTAAGAGATTTTGTGAGTTCCACATGCAAACATCCGCAACTTTTAGTGTTTCCTGATTTTAAAGCAGATAGATTCACGTCGATTTCATTTCCACAAATACATTTACAATGCCAAATCGACAATCTTCCTCCGGAAGGGTAGATTTTTGTACCTACCCTATATAAAGCTGTAAGCCTACCAAATGTTTGTCCTGTAATATCAGTTACGTTTGACATAACATGTTCCTCTTAGCTAAATGGCAGCTCTTCATCAATACCATCTGGAATATTCATAAATCCGTCTCCTGCTGATGTTGCACTTGGGTGATATCCATTCTTGTAGTTTTTGTATGCCTGAGTTTCTTGGATATCTGGCACCTGAGCATCCTTTACCTTGTCCGCAGACACAAACCAACGAAGAACTCTTTTTTCTCTTTCTTTGTTTTCGTAATAGTCTTTCTGAGGTCCGAACACCCCACCGACTACTTTATTTTTAAACTGTGCTCCAAAATTATCTCCCCACTGAGTCACAAAACCTGAATTAGAATGTTCTACACATGTAATAAATGTTTTAAAGGATTTGCTGCAGTTTCCGTTTTCGTCTTCGGTTAAAATATATTGCGTTGCCTGATTCGGCCATTTTTTATCTGGACGGATATCATTTTTGAATGACTCCATAAAATATCCTGGCTGCTTATCGTTTGCTGCAAAATCAAAGGATACCCTAATCATGTCTTTTCCGCTTTTTGATTTCATTTCCGCCACATCTTTAATTGTGAGGTAATGCCCTCCCAGCTCTACCGGTGTAAAATCTCCTGATGCCTGTGTGTTTTCGTAATTATTTGGTTTTTTCATACTTAAAATTCCTCCAATGCTTTGATTACTGTTACAATATCGTTATCAATTTCAAACTCCTCAAATGCCCCCATAGGAGTTTTTGCTGTACTGTTGTTGGCCTGGGTCTCAAATTTATACTTTCCATCCACACATTTACTGAGAAGGACCGTTGTAAATTTACTTTCCAAGACAATCTTGTCCAGCTTTTTCCCGGATGTCTTGATTCTGGTAAACATATAACCGTTTTCGTCATGGTCTGTCTGGGTGTGGGCTGTAAATATGATGGTTAAATCATCACGATATTCATATGCTTCATTTACTAAATCCCAGACGCAGGCAGCTAAATCCACCCATTTGTCATAACCTTTTTCTTTACTTCTTCTCATTTCATCAGAAACCATGAGACCATTGATGGTATCAATCACCACAACTTTGATATGTTTCCATTTCTCAACTTTATCCACCTTTTGCAAGGTCTGCTGGACCACTTGGGCAAAGTCTGTCTTGATATAATTTTGATTTTCTGAATTATACTGTGACCTCCATCCTTTCCAAGAAAGGCCCTTTTTATCACAGTCAATATACAAGGTTGTTTTCGGGTCTAAATTTCTCATGCTGGTTGTTTTTCCTGAACCGGATTCTCCGGCAACACAAACTACTTTACTCATTAATTTTCCTCCTTATCGTAGACAACTCTTTTTGACGCTTCTAAAATTAAAATACTGGCCAATTCCTTAATAGACAGAGTAGATTCATTATAAATTTCTACCAGAGCATTGTAGGCTTCAGGGGATACACGAATCACTTCCTGTTTGTCCGTCATGCTTTTCTGTCTCGCTGGAATATGTACTTTCCAATCATGTTCGCTCATACTCTTCATCCTCCTTATGTACCCAGTTCCCGGAAAAATACCAGTCTACGATTATCTTTTTAATAAGTTCTTCGCTATCCAGTACCTCCCGGAACTCCTGTTTTTCTTTCTCAGTTCCTTTCATACACCTATCAAATGCATAATCGAACGCTTCCTCGTCCGAAACTGTTTTTCCAATTTCTTTACAGATTCCGACGTACATACTATTTTCCCTCCTCTTTTACGATTCCGCATATAGCCAGGATGGTATCTCCATCCAATACATCACGCTGCAATGCCATATTTTTAATGGCCTCTAACCATGCAGATTTCCTGACTAATGTTTCATAATTGTACTTACTAAGTGTTATAGTCACTGTCTCTCCATCTTCATCAAACGGAAGTTTCACATTTTCTACATTAATCATCTTGACATCCTCCCTATCTACACCTTAAAATATAGGTGTATTTTATGTTTTTGTCCGCTGTTGGTTCCTAGGCCTGGCGGACTTTTTTAGTTACTTCTTTGCACTTATCTAGCAGCGTATAGACCAACCAGAAGATTGTCCCTGCACCAAATATCTGTGCCGGCATGGACATGTCTGGCGGAACTTCCAGAACAGTATTAAATAATATGACTGTCCAGAACAGTGCGTCTTTGATTGTTTGTTTATGCATCTTCTTCTCCTTTCCACACATATCCCGTAAGCTCATAGAAAAGCTTTGGGGAAATATAAGTGTTTCTGTATGCCCTCTTTCCTCTTTTGTGTTTGGCTGGGCTTATAACTCCAATTTGCAACATGCCTCTCTCCATCTGATTCCTGATGGTATCTGGTTTCATTCCTAAAACCTTAGATGCTACCTTCATAGGAACCGGGGAAGCTGCGAATGTGATTCCTGACATGTGGAACACCTCCTTTTTTTTTCTTCAAAACCTTACATTTTACACCTCTTGTCTAATTCCGATTCTTCTGCTACAATAAAGTTGTAATAAACAAAAGATAAGTTCATAAAACGGTTTCGTTGGCCTTTACCTTGTGCGTGATTTTGAGGTAAGGGCCTCACTTCTTTTTTTTCTTTTTTCTTTCCATTTCCCATAAATTTCTTCTAAATCATCCTTTGTTTCTCCGTAAATTATTATTGCTAGAAAGCCTATGAGCATAACTAACATTACAATGGTTAAAAACAGGAATATCCCGAATAAAATCTCCATACCTCTCTCGCCTCACTTCCTACTCCAAGAAATTCATTTGCGAATTACATTCTTTTATGAGTAATAATGTATTTATGCAAGGATTCCATGTTTTCACATATTCCACTGCTTCTTCAAACTTTTTCTTTGGTACGTTGTTTCTTGCATTTACATGGAAGTAATGTTTCAAATCACGATTGCACTCTGCAAATACTTTCTTTCCTATTTCTTTGTATGCCTCACTATTCTTTCCGCCAAGATGCTCAATCACAACATGATTAACAGTTTCTCCAAGTACTTGCTGCTGTCCATAATCAATCGTCATGGTGTTCTCCAAATTAGTCACACGCTCATCCATCTTTACTAATTTCTTATCATGCATCAGGATAGCTTTCATTTCCGGGGAATACTGCTCCATTTCGTAAGAACCTGTTCTGCGGATTGATGGAAGCACTTCTGAGGTTACCCAGTGTTTGAAATGTTTGGCGGAATCCAATTTGCTACCGAAGATAAGAGCGTATAAGCCTGATTCGTTAATGATGTACATTTGTCTGTTTTGACCTGAGTCGGCAAAACACCGAGTCAGCTTGTCTTCCTCTTCAACGTGCTGTCTAATTGCATCAGCCGTTCTTTCATAACCTAATGCTTCTGCCACATCTTTCCCCACAAACCAAGGTTCGTTATTGATAGTTACTGTTCGGATTTGACCGAACTCTTCATTGTTAAAAATCTGTAATTCGTTCATGTTACCTCCCTACTCTAGGAAATACTCAATACTTACACCGAAGTAATCCGCTACCTTTTTCAACTTATCAACGCTTGGAGATGATTCTCCCCACTTCTTAATTGTTCCATTTCCAAAACCAAGCGTTTTCTCAAGGCAACTAACTGAGATACTGTTCTTCTCTGCCAGTTTTAAAATCTTTTCAAGTATCATAATTCCCTCCTTTTCTACTTTTATAGACAACTGCATATATATCTGTTACAATAACCTTGTTACACTTAGACAATTTTCTAAAGGTCATTAATGGCCGGAAAGGAGATGCCAAGGAGTAACATTTTCAAAAGGGTAATCTGTGAGACTACGAAAGGATATTTTTGTTTAAGGTACATAACCTTTTCCGATTTATGCAACTTCACACTCACACTTTGTGCTGTTGCTACTTTGGTATATACATTCCTTAAAAAATAGGTTTGTATAGCAATTTGTTTTTTCTTATTCCACAGTTTTACTCATGCGGTCGCTCTTTCAATAGGGCGACCCTTTTTCTTTTTTTAATATCATCGAATGTTCTGTACTTATTTCACAGATTTACTCTCACGGTCGCTCTTGTTTGCCGTAAGGGCGGCCACTTTATATATGCAGTTGTTATTTGGGTAAATGATTAGAAATATTTCTAAATAATATTGACAATGTGTAGAAAATAATCTAAGATATAAGTACCAGTTAATATCGAGGTTATTCCTTACATATCATTTGTTTTTTAGACTTATTTCTAAATCATGATTTCATTATAAGGAGTTACCTCTCATTTGTCAAGCATAATTTTAGACTTATTTCTAATCGGGAGGTATTATGAATAGCGTAGAACTTGTAAAACAAATATGTATGGAACGAAAAATACCGATATCTAAACTAGAACGCGACTGTGGCTTTTCTAATGGCTATATCAGAAAGCTCAAAGAGGGAAAATTTCCATCTGATAGATTGTTATTAATATCCCAATATTTAGACTTGCCTATTTCTTATCTAATTGGAGAAGAGGGAAATAGCCCTAATGATTTGACTGCAAATGATAAAAGAGACATTGCAAAGGACTTAGTATCTATCATGGATAAATTAAATTCAAAAGAAGCCGGCCCCGCAAGCTTTGACGGAAACGATATTCCAGAGGATGATAGGGAGTTATTCGCCGCTCAGTTAGAAGCCATGCTTGTTCGATTAAAGAAAATTAATAAGGAGCTGTACAACCCAAACAAAAATAAGAAGTAGGTGTTATACATGAATAGGGATATCAAAAAGATAGTTCTGAGTCTTATAAAGAGACACAATACCCAGAACCCATTCAGATTAGCAGATGCACTTAAAATAGAATATATTATTGGTTCCATGGGAAAATGCAGTGGGTGTTACTTATATCTTAAACGGCATAGATGTATTTTTATTAACGAGGATTTATCTGACAGTGAGATGCATCTTGTTATGGCTCACGAGTTAGGGCACGCCATTCTACATAGAACAGAAATTTGTTATTTCATTCGTAATAAAACATTCTTATCTACTGCATGGATTGAAAAGGAAGCTAATACCTTTGCTGCCGAGCTACTCATCCCAGATTCTCTAATATACGAAAATCCAGGTATGACAAAAGGACAACTTGCAAGACTGGCAGGCTATGATGAAAAAATTATGGATTTCAAAAAAATAAACTGATTCCATACTTATGTTTTATAAAAAAGAAAGAAGGTAAAGATATGAGGGAAGAAAAAGGAAAGAGCTTACTTGCAACGCCAAACGATTTCATTGTTTTGGATATTGAAACTACTGGTTATTTGCCGCAATGGGATTATATTATAGAGGTAGGTGCAATAAAATATGAACACGGTGTAGAAATCGCAAGATTTTCTTCATTAATCCAGCCTCCTTCTGTTGATGGAGAATATATAGATTCTTACATTACTGAGCTTACTGGTATCACAAATGAAATGCTTGCATCTGCTCCTTCAATCGAAAGTGTTTTGCCAAAACTATACGATTTCTTAGGAAATTCTATTATAATTGGGCATAACGTAAATTTTGACATAAATTTCTTATATGATAATTTTGAAGAATTTTTAGAAAAGCCTCTATCCAATGATTTTATTGATACAATGCGGTTGTCTAGAAATCTTCATCCAGAAGAAAAGCATCATAGACTATCTGATTTATGTGAAAGATATGCACTGGATTATTCCTACGCGCACCGTTCTATTAAAGATTGTGAATTAACTTTTTCCTGTTACAATAATTTATTATCTGAAATTAACACTACTTTTAATGATTTTGACTCGTTCTTAAAATCAAGAATAAAACATTCTTCTCAAGGTATTAAAGCAAAAGATATTTGCTCAGAGAATACTGAATTCGATATAACTCACCCTCTCTATGGAAAAGTGTGCGTATTCACAGGAGCTCTTGAAAAAATGCCTCGTAAAGAAGCAATGCAGCTTGTTGCAAATCTTGGAGGAATCAATGGGGATTCCGTTACTAAAAAAACCAACTACTTAATTTTAGGAAACAACGATTATTGTAAGGCCATAAGGGATGGAAAAAGCAATAAGCAAAAAAAAGCCGAGAAATTAAAACTAGAAGGACATGACATCGAGATTCTTCCGGAAACAGTTTTTTATGAACTATTGGAATTAGAATAGGTTAATTCGCTACGGCGTTTTAATAATTTGAACATACTATGAAGCATATTACGGGAGATGATTTTCGGAAATATAATGTGCAAGAAATAGAATGTAGTGCACATGGTTAGCTTTCTATTAAAAAAAACGCCATTTATCCGAACTGGTGTTTTTGGAGGAAACAAATGAATAACGGAAAGAAATTAACACAGGCTGAAGCTGATAGAATGTTAAATATGATAAAATGTTCTCTTGTTAAAAATATAAACTTCCCTTCAAAAGGTTCTTCTCTTGAATTTGACTTAGTAGGAGAATCGCAAAAGGAGATTTTTACAACTAAAATCTATAGAGGAAGAATTAACCATCTGAAATATGAACTTGGTGCTCGTATAAAAAAAGATGGAATTTTATTATTAGAACTACATATTAGCCCCGGAAAAGTACATCCTAATCCAGATGGCACCAAAATAATAGGCTCTCATTGGCATATATACACTGAAGAATATGGTCGCTCTTTTGCTTTCCCGGCCGAAGATATTGCTTCGGATAATTTTGTTGAGAATACTATAATATTTTTAGAAAAATTTAACGTAGTCGAAAAGCCAACTGTTAATTTTCAATTAGAATTGTTATAATACAAAAAGGAGGTGTACTATGGATATTCAACGTTATATAGATGATTATATTAGTTGGCTAAAAAATGAAATTACCTTTTCCAAAGTAGGTGAATATTACGAAATAAACACTCCTTTCTTAGATACTGATAATGACTATTTACAGTTCTATGTAAAATTAGAAGGAGATGAAATATATTTTACAGATGATGGATATACCCTTAATAGTCTTGAAATGACGGGTTTTAAAATGACAAAAAATCGCAAACAACAATTAACTTGTATTTTAAATCAATACGGTGTGCAACTTTTTAAACAAGAATTAATTCTTAAAGCACCTGCAAAAGAATTTGCTCAGCGTAAACATGCTTTTACACAATGTTTAATTCGTGTTACTGATATGTACATGACATCAAGAGCAAAAGCAACTTCGTTCTTCATGGACGATATACAAAACTTTTTCCTTCAAAATGAGATATATTGCATGGAAAATGTTCAATTTACTGGAAAATCAGGCTTTTCTCATAATTATGATTTTGCAATCCAGCGTTCTAAATCAAAACCAGAACGACTTTGCTTAGCTATAAATAATCCAACAAAAACAACTATGAGTAACGCTCTTTTCGCTTGGAATGATACAAAACCTTCTAGGAAAACTGATAGCCAACTTATTGTATTATTAAATGATGCCAATTCAATAAGCAAAGGAATTGAAGATGGTTTTTCTAATTATGATGTAAATACAATACGTTGGAGCGAAAGATCTAAAGAAAAAAATATGGAACTTTTAATTGCCTGACAAAACCGCCCCTGTCAACACAGGGGCAATCCACCTTGACAATATAATATACTTACCCAGGGAGCTGGGGGACGTGCTCTCACCTATTCCGAGACCTTACGGAAGGCGGTGATTATTATGAGTACATACGAGGAATTAAACCTAATCGTAAGCGTTGCTCTACTGATTGTTGCAATTCTGAATCTTACACATAAGAAATAGCCGTCCTGCTCCTGAGAAAAGTAGACGGCTATTCCTTAATAGTTTAAAACTTATTCGCCGGGACGGGTGAAGTGCAGTCACCTTCCAGCTCCCTTGTTAAATATATTATATGTCAAGCTGGATTATTTGTCAAATGTGAAAAACCGCTTTTGTGTTATCTAAAACAACCTAAAGGAGATGAAATCTATGGATGATTTTGAAAAGAAACTGTCTGAAATCCATGAACGTGTTCTTGGAAAAGCTCTCACAAATGAGGAAGAAAATAATTATACTGAATCTCTGTTTGAATCTATAAAGCACATTAATGAATATGGGGAAGAATTTTGGTATGCAAGAGATTTACAAGAAGCTCTTGAATATACAGAGTGGCGTAACTTCTTTAAAGTAATCAGCAGGGCTATAACTGCTTGCGATAACAGCAATAATATAGTTTCCGAACATTTTGTTGAGGTCAACAAAACGATAAATATGCCCAACAATGCATCTAAAGAGATTCCTGACTACAAATTATCACGTTATGCTTGCTATCTCATTGTGCAAAACGGTGATTCCAGAAAAAAGGTTATTGCACTTGGCCAAACTTATTTTGCTGTAAAGACCAGACAGCAAGAATTGATTGATAATTTCGAAGAGCTTAATGAGGACCAAAAAAGATTAGCTATTAGACGCGAAATGGCAGAACATAATAAATTATTAGTAGAGGCCGCCAAAAATGCAGGTGTTGAAACAACTCTTGACTATGCTATCTTTCAGAATTATGGATATCGTGGTTTATATGGCGGTATGGATGCAAAAGCTATCCATCATCACAAAGGTTTAAAACCATCACAAAAAATCTTAGATCACATGGGATATGAAGAGCTTGCTGCTAATTTATTCCGTGCCACTCAAACAGAAGCTAAGATTAAACGTGATAATATACAAGGAAAAAACGAAGCAAACAAGACACACTATCATGTGGCAAAGAAGTCCGAGATACTATTGAAAGATTGGGTGGAACTATGCCTGAGGATTTGCCAACACCATCCAAGAGTATTAAGCAGATTGAACGCGAACAAAAGAAATTAGATAACAAATAAAGGAAACCGCCCCTGTGCTACCAACACAGGAACGGTAAATCACAAGACTCGCTACCAACGAGCCTTGCAACCGTAATCAATACGGTTCTCTCAATATAAGACTACTGCTCCGAAGAATACAATAGTACGTTCATAAAATATTGTATCATCTTCGGAAACAGCCTGCAATCGGAACATATTTTCGAGGGCTGTTATTTTTATACTCAAAAATAGAAAGGAAGATGATTATGGCAAAGTATAAGAAGCGTGCCGATGGCCGCTACTACACCACTATCCAAACAAATGAAATCAACCCTGAAACCGGGGAACGTGTCCGCATCCCGGTTTATGGAAAAAGCATTACTGAATTTGAGGATAACAAAGCCAGGATCCGTGACGAGATAAACAAAGGTATCTACACGAATGACAAAGGCATCCTGTTTTCTGACTATAAGTGGACATGGCTGGAGACGTACAAGAACAACCGCTCCTACAACACACAGACTGCATACAGAAACATCTTGAAGAACCACACAGGTGCACTTGACCAGTTAAAATTAAGCCAGATTAAAAAGAGTGATGTCCAATTAGGATACAATAATCTCAAAGGGCATCCTGATCTGCAGCGTAGGTATATCCAGACAGTGAATCAGATTCTTAAAGCAGCCATTGATGACGGATATATCTGGAAGAATGTTGCTGACAATATCGAAACAGATAAAGCAAAGAGAAAGAAGAAACGTGCTCTGACCAAAACGGAACGCCTGGCCATCCCCCATGCAGACTTTACCCTGAGGGAAAAATGTTTCGAGGCTCTGCTACACTATGCCGGACTCCGCAGACAGGAAATCTCCGCCCTTACCCGGTTCGACATTGACCTGAACCAGCGTGTTATCCATATTAATAAAGCTGTTGAGTGGATTGGAGAAATCCCACACATAAAAGACACGAAATCAGATGCCGGAGAACGTGATATCCCTATCCTGGAGCCGTTATTCCCTGTTTTAAAGGATTATCTGTCAGAACTCAACACAACTATCCTCTTTCCAAATACAAGCGGTGAATACATGCATAAGACACAGTACAGACGTTTCTTTGAAACTATCAAGCGAAAGATAAATACTGCTGCCGGAGGGAAACATAGATGGGAAGGAACGAAAATCATTTACACGGTTGATTTGTGCCAGGGGCTTACCTCTCATGTATTCCGTAGAGAGTTTGCCACTATCCTGTATTATTCCGGGGTAGATATGCTGGATGCTATCCGAATGTTCGGCCATGCGGATGTCCAAGAGATGTTGAATATTTATGCAGAACTTAGAACAGAGGAATCCTCTTCTGCTGATAAGTTAAATTCCTACTTAGGACAGAAATATGCAAAATTTGGATAATATACATCATTTTTGCATACACGTTTTTTGACCCTGTTTTAGTCAAAATTTAGTCAAAACAGAAATTTTCTTCAAAAAACCCAGTGTTTATGCGGGTTTCAGCCTTTGAGACGTATGGCTCGTAATGAAGGGGTCGAGGGTTCAAGTCCCTTTTTCAGCTTAGCGGAAAAGATAGCTGAAATCCAGTATTTATGCAGGGTTTCAGCTATCTTTGTATTTACATCATTTATTTTTATTCAGCTGTTTTATGATTTGGTTCACATATGTACTTAAACCGGCAACGAGAACGCCTTGCGTAACTGCGGTAAATACTGCCAATGCAATTTTCTGGCTGCTATTGCATTGGCATGTAGCGAAAATATAAACCGCACTGATTATAATTCCCATCCCCCAAGCAATAATGGAATGTACTTATCCTTTACTGTCTGGGCTTGTTTTAACCACATGCCAATGAAATAAAGAACAATTGCTATCACCAGAAGTTCGGGTTTTACATAATCCATAATCTGATTCACACCTATGCCTCCATGACTGCGCCTGCTTTTTATTTATTTTATGCGAATGGTTTGGTTTAAAATGTCTTTTTAATTTGACTTTTCACACCCTTTGGGGCCTGCTGCATATACTAAACCAATGAAAAAATCCGAGGTTTTCCTATGTATTTACCTCCCCTGAAAACAGCACAGACCCAGCAGACCGATGAAGGCAAGCTTCGCCTCTATGTAATATCCGCTCTGAAAAATCAGCCTGTCGAGGATGCTACCGTTACCATTTCCTACTCCGGAGAGCCGGATTCCGTCATTGAAGAAGTAAAAACAGATGCAAGCGGCATGATTCCGGAAATCACGCTGCCCGCACCCCCTCTGGAATACAGTATGGCTCCCTCCGAATACCAGCCCTATGCGGAATATACCTTTCGCATTTCCAGAGAAGGATTTGAAGATTTGGACATATCCGGCGCGGAAATCCTGCCGGATGCCACGGCCATTCAAAGAGCCGTCATGAATCCTTCTACGCCTCAAAATACCTTTGAAGACATTGTCATTCCTGCGCATACACTCTACGGGGAATACCCGCCCAAAATCCCGGAAGACGAAATCAAACCTATGGATACCTCCGGCGAAATCGTCTTAAACCGGGTAGTCATTCCTGAATATGTGGTAGTTCATGATGGAGTCCCTACCAATCCCTCCGCCAAAGATTATTATGTGCGCTACCGGGATTATATCAAGAATGTGGCTAGCAGTGAAATCTACGCCACTTGGCCGGCGGATACTATCCGAGCCAATGTTCTGGCTATTATGTCTTTTACACTAAATCGCGTGTATACAGAGTGGTACCGGAACAAAGGCTACGATTTCACCATCACTTCTTCCACTGCCTTTGACCACAAATGGATGTACGGGCGCAATATTTTTGAAAGCATTTCCCAAATCGTAGACGAACTTTTCGACAACTAT